CAGCACTGAAATTGACGGTGCTGAATAAACTCATTCAAAAATTCCCGAAGGCTCCGTCGATGTTTTTCGCCGGACTCTTTTCGAGCAAGCAATACGAATCGGACAACATCAAGTGGGACATCGAGTACGGTTCCGCTGGTATGACTCCGTTCGTTGCCCCTGGCGTCCCTGCTCCGGCAATCGGCATCGACGGGATCGGCGAAGCCAGCGCGAAAGCCGCCTACTTCAAGGAGAAGATGTATTTTGACGAGGAGTTTTTGAACAACCTTCGTCAAGTCGGCACTGTTGCGAAGTATGCGACTGCCGAGCGGCATCTTGCTCGTGGAATGCAGAAACTCCGCAATCGTTGTGATCGTCGGCGCGAGTGGATGATGTCCCAGATGATGATCAATGGCGGATTCAACTACCTGACCAAGGGCGGCACGAAGCTTGGTGTCAGTTACGGAGTCCCCGATTCCCATCTGGTCACCCTCGCCACCGATCGCAAGTGGGGCACCGGCGCTAGTCGTAATCCGGTTGAGGATATCTTCGATGCGAAGACCATCCTTGCCGATGACGCCAGCATTGTCCCGTCCTACGCGATGCTGAACAGTGAACTCCTGAAAACTCTGATCCTCGATGCTCAGATTCAGGCCCTGCTCCAGAAATCCACTTTCGGGAATGGTGACCTGTTCTCGAATCCTGGCCCGGTAATCGCCAATCTGCTCGGTGTCGGGGAACTTCGCATCTATGATGAGATGTACGAAGTTCAGGGTTGGATGCTCTCTGCGGTTGTTGGTGGCGCGTCCACCACGGTAACCGTGGACGATGCAACTGACTTCGAAGTCGGCGGAAAGATTCGTTTCGTGGACATGAGTGAAGCCAATGTCTGGGAAGATCGGGTCATCACCGGCGTGAATGTTGCCACCAACACAATCACCTTCAACGCTGTTACCACAAACAGCTACGTCGGTGGTGAGGATAAAGTCCTCATGCGCAAGAAGTTCATCGACGATGATACCTTCTTGATGTTCTCCACTGCTTCTGCCGACGGCATGAGCATTGCCGAATTCATGGAAGCCCCTTACGGCCTCGAACGTAAGTGGGGCATGGCTGTTGACAAGAATGATGAGTGGGACCCCGATGGTGTCTGGGTCCGTGTCCAGGACAAAGGCATCCCGGTCATGTATCATCCTGACACCGTTTTCCGCTACAAAGTCCGTTAAGGAGAAATCATGCTCACAGTCAAATTGAAGGTCAATTTGAAGGTAAGCTCAACGGAAATCTTTCAACGGGGCCACGTTTTTCGTGGCCCCGTCGAAGAACTCCCTGGGTTTGTTCAAACCATCGTTGAAGAACGCGACCATTCTGTCGCCGAAATTACTTTCAACGAGGCTCCTGCAGAGGTTTCCGTCGATGCTGTCAATGATCAGCTCGATCCCCCTGCCGACGATCCTTCTGTCGATGGAGCTGCTTCCGAGGGGGACACCGAAGTAATCGAAACCCCTGAAACCCCTGAAACCCCTGCAACCCCTGAAACCCCTGAAACCCCGGAAACCCCGGCGCCTAAAACCCCGGACAAGAAACCCATTAAACGCCGAAATGCACGAAAGGCTAAATGATGGCTGTAGGGTCAAGAGATGAAGCGATTGAGATCGCAGTTTCCTTATTAGGCGGGATTGCTGACAACCTGGAAGCGACTCCCTTGGAGTTTGCTGGCGATCAAGCTATTTCTGAAACGTCTTGGCCCTTCCCCGTAGATGGGATTCAGGGATACTGGATTATTGAACGAACTCGCTGCCACATCATCCAAATTTTGGCGGATGTGGCGGCGATGAAGTTCCAATACAAACAGATTCATCTTGAACACCGGTTCAAGCATCTTAATCAGCTTTTGCTTGCTGCTGATGAAAAGTTTCGGGCGTTTGTTGAGGAAAATCCAGAGATGTTCGCGGATGCCTTCGCCACTCAGGATACAGACCTTGATGGATTCCTTACTTACATTTCCAATGGATTTGAGTACGACAAGACTGGAATTGAATTATAGATTGGAGTAGCTTGTGGCCATTTCGGACGACATTAAAGACGTTTTGGAGGAGGTGGGGACGGCCTTAACGATTCACCGTCCAGGCGAACTCCCTGTTACTGGTTGGTATGTCGATCCGGAATCCTATCCTGATCAATCCACTTTGTTCATTCGTATGTTTCTGAAAAGCGGCTCCGTAGCTGCAACGTGCCCGATTGCTAATGGGGACATTGCTGAATTTAACGGAACCAAGTATCTTGTTACAAACCATGTCCCCACAATGTTTGAAAATGATGTTGTGGAGAATATCCTCATTTTTTATCGCTGTAACGTCCTTGTTACTGTGGAAACGTATAACGACTCCCCCGGGTATGACGCTAATTACGATAAGCTCCCTGAGTGGACTTCCCTAGGCACGGATGTTCCGGTTTGCATGGTTGAAAAGCAATTGATCCCGCTTCCAGAAACAGTAGAAGACATTTATTTAACCGGTTCTGTTACAAATCTCCTTTACATCTCAGCGTATTATGCATTGAAACGCGGTGACCGCATTACCTCTGCTGCAGGCAATGTCTATATGATCGAATCAATCGCAGAATATGAGCTTGAGGGCATTTTGGTTTGTGGTGTAACTGAGGATCATCGATAATGCCTGCCCCTAGTCGTGGATTATTCGCTGCTGGTCCAATTGAGTTGTTTGCTGCGGATGCCCGGGGTACGGCAACCAAATTTCGTCAGGTTAATCGTGGAATCGCCTCGCTAACTGATCAAGGCACCGGATTTTTATCAAGAAGTTTAGCTGCCGCTTTGGCTGTTGAAATTCGAAAAGTGATCAGGGCAGGTGGTGGTAAATATGCTGCAAGTTTACCAGAATACAAGGAGAGCTATAAGAGTGCTCTTTCCCGTCAGGGAGGCAGTCCTACCCTGTTTAATTTGACCGGGACACTGTTGAAGAGGATAACAGTTCTAAATCGTAGATATGCCGGTGGTCGTGGTTCAGTTGCCGGTGTAGATGACCGAGGATCCGTTCCTCATTATGGATGGGGAGGCTTCTCTGGACGTAGGATTAAAATTTCTACATATCTCCACGCGATTACTTTTGGAACAGATACAATTGACCCACGACCGATTATTCCCATGGTAATTGAGGACTACGTTTATTCTTTGGGTCCCCGGGTGGCTTCATCTTTTTGGTCGAAAATGACCAAAAATTGGGAAGCCCGAATTAGTGAAGATTATAAAGATCGGCAACGATTTGCTGGATCGACTCCTCAGACTGTGCCGACTTCTCCTACTTCGAATGACACCGGATCCTATATCAGTGGTGCCGATTTCGGAAGTGGTTTCAGTATCGATAGCGGTATGGTCGAAAAGGAAATGAAAAAAGCGGATGCGGAAATGATGAAGACTCTGAAAGAACAAGGATACACAGCTTCCGAGGCTGCAGAATTTATGAAGATGATGAAAGAGGGCCAATGAGAATTTTAGAGGTCATTCCAAGAGATATTGAGGTTGTTTTCTCCTTGTCGATAAAACAGGTGCGTCAATTGGAGCGGGCCCTTACTGTTTCCGAATTTGATTTGGATCAAAAAATTCCTGAAGAGAAGGCAACATTTGATACGATCATTGAATTCCATGAGACTTTGAAGCAGTTTGTGAAGGAAGGTCTAATCGATGATAGATCCAACTCACAGTGAGGTAGTAATTTTACGGTCGGTGAAGAAGTTCTTTGTGGATAATTTTCCATCTTATCCTCTATTCTTTGAGCCTGTAACCCGACAGCCCGCTACTGGAGCAACCCCCGAGCCGTTTTGGCTTTGCATACTGCCCTCTGGCCGCGTTAATGACGCTTTATCGTCTGCTGATATACAAATTAACATTTTCGTTGAATCTGCGGCAGATGGGATAGCTTCCGCAGAGATTCGTGACAATGTGCTGTCTAAATTAATGGATTTAACGCAAACTGACGGGTGCCAGCGCATGGTTTGTTATGATGCTGCTTGGAGCCCGTTGTATACCGCACGAATTTCTATTTTAGGCGATGCTGACTACACTGCGTATATGGATGGTCTCGGATTGCGTATTATATCTTTTCGTTTGCATTGGGGAGCCAAATAGTGTTTATTCTTTGTGAACAGTGCGGAAAGAAGCTTATATTCGGACGTGAAAATGGAACATACGTTTTCAGATTCGGTAAATCTCATAAGGAGAAACCGATTGTGGATATGGAAATAGTCGGAGAAGGTAAAATCCTGTTGACTTGTCTCCGAAGGAATTGTGATCATGTAACGGAGTTAACTTTAACTTCCACCAAGGAAAAGGAGAAACATCATGGGTAGAACAGGTCCGGTAACAAAAGATACCAGTACTATCGCATTGGGCTTGGCCCAGATTCGTATTGGTAGCGCGTCGGCAAACATCGATCAGGTCAGTTCCGTTCTTACTGCGGATCAGTCGATCGGTGCTTTGGCAAACACCAAATACACCGGCGAAGTTTCCTATTGGAAACTGGAGTCGGGCTTCCCGCTTCTGGAAGATTTGACCTTGCCGCTTCGTGAAACGGCAATGCTGGAATGTGCCTTCAAAGAGCTTTCGCCGAAAAACCTCGCGATTGCGCGTGGACTTGATCCGTCCGCTGGTACAGGCACTCTGTCGATTTCCGGTGCCCGTGTGGTCAATGCCACTGATCCTTCGGTGACCGTTGTTCCGGCGAACCTCACGGTTGCTGGTCAATCGTTTGCGGCTGAGGGCACTTACACCATCGAATTTTCCAGTTCGACGGCTTATGATGTGACCCATTCCACCCTGGGGACCATGCAGGATGACGCCGCAGTGGCCGTCGGCACCACGGAGCTTTTCAGCTTCGATGGGTCCAATGACGCAATTCAGATTGCGGCCAATGCTGTGACTGGCACGATCACTGCTGGGGACATCATCAAGTTTGAGGTTGTCAATCTTTCTTCCGATTATGCCGATAATCATTCGGGGTCCATCAATCTCGGGGGGATCAAAGCTCCGTCGTTTGTCCGCATGGAAGCTGTCTACACTTACCCGAATGGCACCAATCACATGTACGTTATCTTCCCGCGTGCCAACGCTGTTTCGTCTGTTGAACTTGATCTGCAGGCTGAGGATGCTGCTCAGGTCCCGGTCACGTTTGAGGCGAAACGGGCGGACTCCGGCGTCGTCGGCGGTAATGCCGCTTGGGATGCAGCACCCCTCGGAAAAATCGAATTCGATTAATTGTTTCCGTGTGTTCACGTAAAAAGGGGCAGTGGTTATTGCCACTGCCCCTTTTTTAAACAATCTCTTTAAAGGAGAATACAGCAATGGCACTAAATCCCCGAATCAAAAAGATCGAACTTGGTATCGAAGACTTGGTCGAGTATACCATTTATCCCCTCTCCATGGCGAGTCAGTTCGAAATCTCTGATATCATTTCCAAAGCCGCGGATCAAATTTCTCAAATCTCTGAAGGCGTTAGCGACGATACTGCCAACGTTGCCATCATTCAAGCTTCAATCGAGATCATCAAAAACAACCTTGACATTATCATCGAGAAGGTTACAAAAGAAGGTAACCGCCCCGATTTGAACGCTCTGGACAATGTTCAATTCTCGGAGTTGGCAGAATTAATCTTCGATGTGAACTTTGCCGGCACAATAAAAAACTTTCAGGGCCTGGTTCAGAAGGCAAAGAGCCTATTTCTTTCGATCGGGCCGTCGCAACCATCATCCGAAAGTCCAGTTATCGAATAGAGCATTTTTACCATTTGACTTATTTAGAGGGCGGGATAACCCGAGAACAGTTTGAGACCTTGCTTACTGAATTTACGGAGATCGACAATCAGAATTTAAAATTCCATGCAGCAATAAATGGAGTGGATTTAGATGAGGAGTCTGATTCGGAACCAGCCGCTAAGGCGGAGAATGAAATTTCAAATTCTACCGTTCCCATGTTTGGTGATCCCGATGCTTACTCCCAGTGTGATGAAAATGAAAAGGAAGAAATGACGAAAAAGATGTTGGACAAGCACAAACTTTGGGCCTCCGATATGAAGGTGAAATAAATGGCACAAAAGGATTTAAAAGTAAGATTAATCGCTGAAAAAGGTTCTGGAACAGATGCGGCCTTTCGTCAAATTGAGAAAGGACTTGCCTCTTTAGCCAGACACGCCCAACAATCTGCGGTGTCTTTGTCCAAATTGGGGATGAAAGAAGCCTCCGTGGCTATGGCCCATATGTCTACTGCCGTCAATCAGGGGGTTAAGGCGTTTGCTGACGGCGGGAAAAATATTGCCAAATTTGCTAAAGCGGTTGATGGTTCTGGAGAAGCGACTTCCCGGTATAATCGAGAACTTGCTAAAACCGGAATAACTATCGGTGACCATGCAAAAGCAATCAGAAAATTAGGCACGGCTTACGGCACGTCCGATGATCACGTCAAGCATTATGGGAAGACCCTCGCTAAAGTTGAGCAAGCCGGGGCTGCTCTGTCCCAGAAATTCACTTCCCAGTTAGTTCTTTATGGAAAAGTAAATAAGCAAGTTCGGGTTATGGCAAAGGAATTTGATACTGCTGCCATATCCCAACAAGTTCTTCGTGGTAATTTGATTGTCACGAATGGCAAGTTTCAAATCCTCAATAAACAAGGATTGACCGCGTTTAAGAAGTTGTCTGAAGACTCCGCACGCTCTCTTGGAATGCTGAGCAAGCAATTTGGAACTCTTGATTCCAAATTAGCCAGTCAAACTGCTTGGAAAAAAGCGAAAGCGAATTTCATTGGATCTTCCGAAGCAATTAAGCGCCTGAATACTAGAATCAAAGAGAATCCGGCATACGTTGCGAAAGCTACGAAAATTCTGGAGAGGTATACCGCTAAATTAAAAGTGGCGGAAAAAGAAACTTCGAAATTTTCTAATGGGCTTGATTTTCTCAAAGGGAAATTCAGATCATTTCTTGGGTATACCGTCGCAGCTTCCGTTACTGCTGCCACTCTAGGAACGGCTCTCAAGCTAATCAGCCAAAACATTGAATACTCCCAAGCATTGGAGGATTTAGCTGCAATTACCAGTGCAACCACTCAAGAGATGGCCCTACTCGATGAAAAAATTCGGGAGGTCGCAGGTTCGACTAAATTCTCAGCAACCGAGATTGCTGAAGGAATGAAGCTTCTTGGTCAGTCTGGTTTTTCTGCAACTGAATCAATCTCGGCAATCGAGGGCGTTGCTAACTTGGCAACAGGCACATTGTCAAGTATGTCAACGTCTGTTGAACTAGTGACTACAGCTATACGGGTTTTCCGTAAGGACGCATCGGAAACGGCCACCGTTGCCGACATCTTCACGAATGCAGTCAACAACTCGAAATTGACAATCGATAAGATTAAAACGAGTCTGAACTATTTAGGTCCGATCGCGGAAAATGCGAATATCTCGTTAGAAGAGACCACCGCGACATTAATGGTCCTGGCGAATGCTGGTGTCCGCGCCAGTTCTTCTTCCACCGGCTTCCGTCGGGTGATTAAAGAACTTGTTCAGCCATCCGAGAAAATGAAAAAAGCAATTCACTCGGCTGGATACGCTCTCAGTGATTTTGATCTCCAATCCCAAAGCATGTCGGATATCGTTAGCCGATTGGGTAATCTCATTGATGGTGCTGGAGATTCTATCGAGTTATTCGGCCTGCGTGGTTCAACGGTTGCCGCTGCCCTTGTTACTCAGGGGGCTCCCGCGTTTGAAAAGATGCTTAAAGCTACCCAACGCCAAGGAACCGCAGCAAAGAACGCTGCCATTCAGGTTGAGGGTCTTGGAATCAAGTTCAAGCAGATCGGGGATAAGGCAGCGAATCTTGCTTTGGCTATTGGGGACGCCGGCTTGAATAGTGCTCTCCATGTGTTCGCCGACGTTGTTCGTGCTGCAATCGACGNATTGACCTCGTTTATTTCCGTTCCTGCCGTAAAATACGTTGTTGGTCTAACTGCTGCGATAACTGCTTTAATGGCATTGCAGATTGCGACCACTATGGTTTCCGCAACCTCGGCATTCGGGGCGTTTAGTTCCGCAATTAAGCTAGCCACCGCAAAAACATTGGGACTCAACGCAGCCATGTTGAGCAATCCGATTGTCCTTGTGACCACTGCGATTGCCGCACTTGGATACGCCCTGTATAAATATAATAATAGTGCCGAGGAGGTAATCGCCACTCAGCAAAAACTCTATGATGAATCAACCAAAAATGTAACCTCTCTTGATGCTGAGATTAACTCAGTCATTAATTTTAATGGCGTGGTCAGTGAAAAATTAAAGAAGCTCGACCAACTCGCTAAGGCTTATCCAGCGTATGCCGCTGAGATTTATAATACCAAAGGTGAAGCCGACGATCTTGTTAAAGTTCTGAAAGAGATCCAGGAACTTGAGCAATTGAAAGCCCTTAACGCTGCTCAAGATTCGATAGACGGCTACTCTGATAAGATCGAAAAAGCTATCATTTCTTTGGAACATGCGGAGACGGCAGTTTCTAATTTCCATAATGTGGCTAGTAATACTGAAGATATCGCTACCGCCAACGCGAGATTGCGGGAATATCATCAAGTAGTCCAGGAAGCGGTAGATAAAGTTGTTCTGCTCCAAGAGGCCGGACGTGACGTTACCGTGGAGGATCTGTTCCCGAAGAATGCAGCTGGGCAGGTTGAAAAACGTTACCAGTTCTACGCTGATGCGATTAAAAAGGCACTCAATGCCCGTAGAGATTTAACGAATGAGGAAAAGAAAGCCACGGAGGTGCAAGATAACACCTCGTCCAAGATTGTTGCCTTGAATGAGGAAATTGCTGCTCAAAAAACAAAGTTGGCACTTGCTAAAGAATTAGCGGAATCTGAGGCTGTGAAGGCTAAACAGTCCACGGATACATTGAATAAATTAAATCTCCAAGTTACTACTGAGGGGGAACTGCTCAAGGCTACAAATGCATCTTCTGTTGCGGCAAAGAAAAAATTGGATGCGGATAAAGAAGTTAACCGCATCACCAATTCAATTTTGATAAAGTCTGGTGAACTTCATGAGCTGATGAAGAAGGACACCAAATTAGCATTACAGCAAGCCAAATTTTATGGGGATACCAAAGCGATTGCCATCGCCAAAGAAAATGATGAGTTTCAAAAGCAATTGATTTTGCTTGGTGAGCTTTCTGAGAAGCGACTGGAAAGTGGAATGTCCGCGGTTGCCAATCAAATTGAGTATTCCCGCCAAATTGAAATTGCCCAGAAAAAACACAATGAGAGGGTTCTCCAGATAAATTTTGAGGCTTCTTTAAAAGAACTGGATCTTAAAAAGAGGACTGAAGAAGCAAAGAAGGATTATGTTTTTAAATCCGCTGAAGATGTTGAAAAAGTCCAATTGACCCTTCTTGAAAATAAAAAGGTTCGTATCCAAAGAGAATTGCAATTCAATCAGGAGCGTTTGGGCGTTTTGGCTCAGAACGAGACTGCCAATAAAGATTTGATCATTGCCCTTAATTCCGAGATCGAAAAGAAGAAACAGTCCATTTTTAAAATTGAAGCCGATTTGATCAATCGTCGGACTCAAATTATTAAAGACTCCTACGATATTGAATTGTCCAAAATTGATGAAGTTTCCCAAAGGAAATTATCTGAACTTCAAAAGAGTTACGAATTCGGAATTTTTAATAAAACCATTTATGAAATGAAAAAGAGCGACATTGAAGAACAGGCTTCTCAAGCCCGCCTTCTCGCCGCTCAGGAGAATTTGGCAAAACTTCAAAAGTTGGAAAACGCATCCTCCAAAGCCCTCATTGTCGCCAAGCGTGCGGTAGCTGATGCGCAGCAAGCTATCAATGACGAAACCCATGCCCAACTTCTTACTTATTACAATGAAGAGGTTGCTCGGACTACGCGACTGCGGGAGATTCAGAGAGCGCACGCACAGGAGCGATTGGCTGAAATTGAAGAAGAAAAGAGGAGACGGGAAGAAGCCGACCGTCAGCGTATCGAAGGTGCGCATGGAGTAATTAATGCTATTCTCGGATGGTATTCTGAAGCTGCTACGGCTATGGAAAATATTGGAACTAAAGCCGCTGGGATACTTCAAAATACAAATGCCGCGATGGGCACAATGGCGGGCGGTGCTCGAAATGTGTCCAGTGAGTTTTCGATGTGGGAGCAACGCCTAGCTGCTGCTAAAAAGCAGGCGGACGTGTTTACTAGCTCGATGCTTCACGCTATGCCGGGATGGTTAGGCGTTTATAAAGAGGTCGCGAATAAGTGGAAAACCGTCGTCGCCGCGACTAAAGAGAAATTGCAGTATATCAAGGACATTAGTAAAATACAAAATACTGAGGTCACAACCCAGACTGATTTGGTGGCCTTGCAGAATAAATTGAATAATTTGCGGGAGCATTATAAATATCTTGGAGAGGCTGATTTAAAGAACCTGTTCGCTGCAAAACAAGCCCTGCAGGAACAAATAAATGCCCAACGCCGCTTGTCCGCAGAAAAAGACAATGAAGAACTGAAGTCGATTGCCAAAAAGCTTGAGGCAGCCAAAGCTGCTGGTGTTGATATTCAGGAATTCGGATTTGACCCAAAATCGGTTAATCGTCTGCAAGAGATCGAGAAAGAGAATAAAAAGATTGATGCCGCAGCAGCAGCACAAGCGTATGCAGATGCTCAGCGACTTGAGCAGCTAAAAAAAGCAAGTGCGGATGAGGAGGCACTTGCTGAGTTTAGACAGGAATCAGAAAAGCGGATTGCAGATATTCGGAACCCCCAGCAATTAATGGATTTGGAATCCTCGGCTATCCGGTCCAGACTCGATCTTGAGCAGCTTAATTTGGAAACAATTAACCAACTCAAAATCAAACAATATGAGAAGGAATTGGCAAGACAAGAAGCTTTGCACCAAGAGAAATTGTTACAAATCGATGAAGAGAACGCCAGAAGACTTGCTGGTATTCGTGCTTCTGAGTCGGCAATTTTTGAGCGACTTGAAGGATTGGATCCAACGAGGTTTAAAAACCGTGAGGTTCGTAAAGCTGCAGGCGGTCGAATTCCTGGAAACTCTACAATCGATTCTGTGCGCGTGCTTGCCCGTCCAGGAGAATGGTTCATTCGTAATGAGTCTGCCGATCATTGGTCCCAGAAATTTGGGGATGGATTCATGGATGGAATCAATAAGCCATTCTCTGCAACAGGGCAGGCAATCGCTTCCGCCCTGAAAGGGGCCTCTGTTCCAGCAATGCCTGAAGTTGTGCAAGCCCCGAAAGCCGCGTTTTCTACTGGTGGTCGAGTTTCAAAGTTGAAAGAAGATAACGGACTGGCGGAAGTTCTTTCAAAACTTTCGAATGCTCTCAAAACGGTGTCTTCCCAGACTTCCGACGGGGACAGTGCCCCATCAAAACAGATCACAGTCAACTTGCAATCTGGTTCTGATTCTGTTCAAGGAGTGTTTGCTGAGAGTGATGCTTCCAAATTGATGAAGATTTTGCAAAACAATCAAATGGTAACGGGGTAATTTATGATTTCTTTGGATGCTCTTGATTTAACTGCCGATCTTCTTTGGGTTAATGAATATGCGTGGTCTTCAGTTGGGCAAGTTGAAGATGTGATGTCCGATGGGTCCGTCGTCGTTCAATCTGAATCGCAGCAAACAGGACGATTGATTACTTTAGTCGGAGGTGATACATTCGGGTATGTAACGAAAGCGGTTGTTGACCAACTTCGAGTGAAATCAGAAAGTCCAGGTCTTCAAATGACCTTAACTTTGAATGATGCCAGGACGTTTAACGTTGTATTTGTCGATGATCGATTTAAAGCACAAACCGTAGCGGATCATAATAACCCGAGTTCCGATTATCTATATTCCCTGTCCTTATACTTAATGGTATTGGAGTAAATTCATGGCAATCAATAAAACGGATATCAAGTTAATGGCCTCGGAACGGTTGACTGACTTTTATGATGGCGGTGGAGCGATGACCGGCACTGAGATTACAAGCGGGGAAATCAACAATCTATTCCCGGACATCTCCCGACTTGATCGAACATACGGCCGCGTCTCTCTCCGCAAGTGTTTCCCTGCAGTAATGACATTGAATCAAGACATGTACTACGGGTCTCACGCAATCATCACGGACCCACCAACGGATGATAATGTCTTTGTCTCGATGTTCAGCCGCGACGATTTTGACGATACCCGACAAGATGCTCAAAATCGAATTGAAAGTTATATCTCTATTGGCGGACAAACTCTGCTTCGTCCTATGTACGATCAACTTTCTGGTCAGAGGGCGATTGTTTGTTTTCAGACCGTCGGCAACGATGTTCCTGAAATTGGGACAACGATTGCCTTGGTGAAAACTTCTACCGGGGAACAGCAGTATGTGAGAATTACCGCTCTCGAAACAGTCCGAACTACTTTTCAAAATAGTAATGGGTCTTTCGCTGTTGATGTCCTCACGATTGATATTTCCGCACCGTTAGAATACACGTTTCCTGGAATTGAACCCACCCCGAATACGACCCTTGCTGATACTAAAATTCATAGTACCGTTGTTGCGGATGCTTCTAAATATTATGGGGTGTCTAAAGTTAATCAGGCAATCACCCAGGGTGATTTTAATATTTGGGTAGATTCGATTTATAACCAGTTGGTCCCGACAAGTCAAATTGAATCCCCGGTAGTTGATCAGTTTATGGGCGGAGATACTTTCACGTATTACGCAAAGGGAGCCGCTGGCAGTTTAACTTTTTCCGGAACTCGGACCAATGCCACGCCTTTGATCCATTTACCGGATGGTATTCTGCCGGGAAGTTTGAATATAACTATAGGTGGGTATGCATTTGTTGACAATCGCGGTCTTCTTTCTGCAGTCGATTCAGATGGGGGATTCTCCGGAACCGTTGATTACGCTTCTGGGCAAATCAGCATTGAAAAAGCTACTTGGTCGGAATCGATTATTTTAACAGCCACTCCTGCATGTCCGATAGTCGAATCTTACGTTTCTTCTGAATTAGTGATCACCATAGATAATAGGAGTTACAACTACACGCCTAACCTGAGCGACCCTTTGCCCCAACCGGGCAATATTGTTGTGGATTATATGGCTCAGGGCAAGTGGTATAGACTTTATGACGACGGCAGAGGGGTGTTCACCAGCAACGATGTGAATGTTGGTACTGGTACAGTTGATTATGTTTCGGGTTCCTGCGTGATTACGTTAGGGGCGCTTCCCGATGTTGGGTCGAGCGTCATTTTGAGCTGGGGCGCCGGAATAGAAGTCCAAGACCTGGTAGCTTCGGTCAACTCAAAGGGTGCCTCGATCAAAGGGGATCTTGGGTATACAGCGATAATTAAAGGGTCTGTTACATTGAGTTGGGATGATGGGACTCCTAGAAGTGTGACTGACGACGTTAATGGGGTCTTCACCGGGGATGGGACGGTAGAGATGAATTATGGTACCGGAACATACATCCTGACCCCTAATCCCCTTCCTACAATAGGGATCTCTGTAACAGAGGATTTTGACTATGATGCCGGGTCAAATAGTATCAGTTACGGCGAGACGAATCCAACTTGGAGTGGGGCAAATAACGATATCGCCACGTTTACGTTGCCAACGGTTCCGGTGGACCCCCTAACGTTTTCCGCCTCGTATACGACCACATACGCGTGGTATACGGACGCAAATAATAACGATAAATTTACCTCTTCAACTGTAGAGGTTGCGGACAATGGTAGTGGGTCCATTATAATTCCTGCGAGTGGGCAGATAGTAGGCAGCATAGATTATAATACGGGTGTGGTTTCGTTCACAGCTAAAATTCAGTTCAGGAAGACCACCAAGTCTTGGACCTCGGGCAGTACTGGTTGGGGGATAGGTTGGGTCATGTTGAACACAAAACCATAGTACGGAGTATAGCCCAGCCCCTCCTTCCATAGGTTGTGTATATCAGTCCAACTTAACGGCCGCTGCGGTGACCATGAATAGCGTGGCTCCCACTACAGACTTCAAGGTGGCTTTGATTGAGGATTATATTGGCACAGCAAAGATTATCCCCAATTCGGTAGCGTTCACCCTTGGAGGTAGCCGCTATTATGATGTAGGGAATGGGGATATATACAAGGACAAGGACCCAACCACTGGGGTTGGAAGCTATGCAGGGACGATCAACTACTCGACCAGTGTAGTAACTTTGGAGAACTACACGAGTCTTACCGCCACCTTGGTAGTAGTAGAAAGCCTACTGAGTAAGGAGTACGACATCGGAATACCTCGGTATGTGTTTAGGACCCCAGGATCCCCTCTTAGGGCGGGATCCTTTNGCTGCAGAGCTAACGCGATGGATGGCAGCTCCTTTTCAGCCATTTCGGATACTGCCGGGGTTCTGTCGAGTGCAGGGATAGATGGAACTGTGGACAATACCCAGGGCATAGTCCGGGTGCGGTTTGGGAATTTTGTTGCAGCGGCGGGTAACGAAGCAGAACCGTGGTATGACGCGAATTTTATAGAGAACGGGCAGATATTTCTTCCCGTGGATGTTATTCCAGAAACCGCCCTCTATAATGCGGTATATTACTCGACGCTCCCTCTTGACGCATCATTGGTCGGCATTGAGCCGATTCGTCTTCCGACGGATGGCAGGGTGCCAATATTTAAGTCTGGTGATGTTGTCGTTCTCCATCACACAGATAATGAAATACTCGGTTCCTCTTGGACCACGAACCAAGTGGTTACTCTGAATCGAAATGCCTTGTCGATTATTGATCTTTACGACTATCAAGGGAACCTGATTCCAGAGGATCCGGCTATTTGGACGTATGATCTTGACTTGGGGACGATCACCATTGTTGATGAAACCGTTCTTACCGGAATGGGGCAGTATACGAATAATGGTACTGAGAATGTGACCGTCAATCATAAGATTGAAGATATGCTCCTTCTTTCAGAAGCCCAGATTAATGGTTATTTGACAACCGTCGGCCCGATTACTCATGACTACCCAGCTATTGGCGCACAACTATCCACTGCTTTAATTTTCGGCGACCTTGCTGGACGGGTAGTCCGAATGTTTACTCAGAAGACTTGGGACGGTGTATTTCGGGATACATTGTCCGGTGCAGATTCGACAGCAAAATACGATGATCTGAATTATCCCTTTATCATTACAAATCAAGGAGCAAGTGACCAGCGTTGGTGCCTGAAGTTTATTGACGCCAACAATGTTCAAATCATCGGGGAATCTTTTGGTGTCATCGAGCAGAGCGGCGGTGGCAATTGGCCGATTGCAAATCCGATCAATCCAACAAATCCTGCAACCGGGCAGCCTTATTTCTACATTGATCCCACTGGGTGGGGTGGTGGTTGGGCATCTGGAAATAATATTCGATTCGATACGACAGCAGCGAACTATCCTGTTTGGTTGGTACGAACTACTATGCAGGGCCCGGTTACCGATCCGACTGACAATTTTGTTATGCAGATTCGAGGAGACGCAAATTAATGATTAATCATTATTCCTCTTCTCTTCCAGGAGCACCAGGGCACCCAGGAAACACCGTTGGGTCCCTGGCTTTGTTGTTGCGGCAGTGTTTAGTTACCGGATGGGTTTTCGGTCAAGACACTTATGCCAGTGCCGGTTGGGATGAACCATTTTCTGAATCAGCCAACTTTGCTGCATTTCAATCTTTGGTAGGTTCCCGTCAGTTGTTTCAAATTGATGATAATATGGCGAATCCTGATGGGGCTTATGCCCGCGCAGGGGAATCGTTAGCCGCGGCTGATGGAGCAATGAACGGTCAGTGGGGCGGAACTTATTTTGGTAAATGGTATAATGGTGTATCCGCTACAGAGTGGCATGTTATAGCGGATACGAAAACCTGTTATGTTCTTCTTCGATCCCAATACGGGTTGATCCTGCATGGATTCGGAGAGTTTGACTCACTTGTTCCTGATGATTCTCATAATAGTTTTCTTTCCGGGCATTCTTCTTCGGCTCTTCCAAACAGCGCAGTGCAATTAGGGTTGCACAATTCCCAGGATGCCGGAAATTTGAATTACGCGATTAACGGACATCGAGCACCTGATGGAAGTTGGGCCCCTAAAATGTCACTCGCTTCTGTTGGGCGATCCGGGGTTTTGGGAGGAAATAATTATTCTGATCTGAGTTTATCGAATGCTGGACTGGGTTTTAAGTATACTCCGTGTTTTGTTTATTCCGACAGTGATAATGCTGGTGGGAATACATGGATTCATGGGCAGTTGCGTGGGATATACCAACCTCTAGCAAACCGCCCTTACAATCATTTGGAAACATTCGTTGAGCCCGTGACCGGAAAAACAATGATGTGTGTCCACATTGAAGTTCACTCCACGTATGCCGGAAGCGTGATTTTCGATATGACGGGACCCTGGTAATGTCTGTAGTAATGACCGCATACAACATCGCTTCAGCGTGGTCCACTCTTGGAAGAAATCCAGAGACCCCAGCTGAATTAGACGCCATGCTTGCTGACGGCGCCACAATAAATTTGGGAACGCGACCATTTAATACGACTTATGGCAATTGGGCAGATAATCAAGCTGTTGGTTTCGATATTTCTGAATTTGAATACATCGCCCTAGTAGTTGATTACACTCTGACCATTACGGAAGCAGATACGTATTCTTTCGATATGGATTGTGATGCTTTCGGTGATCTGTTCGTTGACGGAACAGAGGTGTGTTATGAGCGGGCAAGTGACGATTTATTGGTAACTACTCCGATAGTTTTGGCTGCTGGCACATATACTTTAAGATTTCGGTTACAGAACAGCACCGGGCCTTATAGTTTTGTGCTTCGTTGGAAAAAGACTTCTGAACCGTTAACGTATGCTTTGGATAATTCGTTTGTTGGACTTCCCCCCGATCGTGACCCGAAGCCTTCCGATGTATTGGAAGATGTAGCGGCATTTGAAGATTACCCTCATCGATTGACGATCAAGACCAATGTAGATGACGCCCCGGTAATCCGACGGGTAGAAATTCGAAATCGAGAATCCGGTGCCTACATTGCTAGTGGTCATACAGACTCCGCTGGATTTATAGATTTTCGACATCTCCCTAAACAGCTTGGGAGCCAACCGCATATCGTGACTTGTTTTGATGATAGAAAAACGGGTTTCTTAAACGCCCTAGTTTATGATAGAGTGTTTCAAGTAACCAATCAGGGCGCAGGCCCAGAAGGATAATCTGACATGGGAATGACTAATTGGCTCGAAGAACAGTTGGGCACCCACTTATTCCGTGCCGGCACATTCAACAAAGCTACTGGTCTCTATATGGGACTTTTTACCACGCTCCCTACCACGGATGTTGGAGATGACGGTGTAGAGTGTGTCGCAGCTTCCTACGACCGTGTTCTTTACGGTCCCTCTGATACTCATTGGGCTGCCCCTGTTGCTGGCAACGGTGAGTTTTACAATCTCTTTTCGATCATCTTCCCAACCCCTGCAGAAGATTGGACAACAATCGTCGGTTGGGGATTGTGGGATGCAGATTTAGCTACCGGTGGGAATCTTTGGATCTTTCAGGCACTCGCGGCTAATAAGAATGTTCCGAATGGTGCTCCTGCCCCCGAGTTTAATCCTGGCGCTGTAAAGTTCACTCTTGATTAGGGGATAACGGATGGCACGATTAAAATACGGAGACCGTGTTCGTGAATCCACTACGACAGTGGGTTCTGGGGATTATGCTCTTGAGGGAGTTACTGATCCTTTGGAACGCACCTTCGTTCAGGGCATTGGTGATCAGGAGTTCTGTTACTACTGCTGTGAATCCACAACCGATTGGGAGATTGGTTATGGTCAAATCATCGATGGTGGCACTCCGACGCTGACCAGAACCACTATTCTTGCTTCCTCGAATAATGATCTTAAAGTTCCTTGGGCCGTTGGAACGAAAACAATATTCAACACCGCAACAGCCGCAGCCCTAGACCACATCGCCGGTTTTGCCATAAATAATTCGAATGTCAGTTTCAATCGAGTAAAGCGTGTGGCTACCGCAAGTCAAACTAGTTTTAATTTCATTTACCTGGTAGGAAGTATCCAGGTCTTTGTCGATGGTGCTCTGATTCAAGAGTCCGAGTATACCGCCAATGATGGCGCCACGGTTGTGTTCAATACTGGACTAACTGCAGGCGCGGTTGTTGAGTTCTATGCCATCGGGCAATACACCACGACCCACAATGAGTTGTCAACTCCGGTTCCTACCGGACAACTGTTTAAAAGCGGTATGTTCTTCAACAACGTTTGGAGAAACGACGCTGGCAGTGCTGATGCGATTGCTATTGACTGCACGCGCACTGATAGCGTTTCAGGAATCGACGGTGACGCTGTTGTTCTCGACGGAGTTACAAGTGCTGTAAACTTGACAGACTTTGGCCTAGATCACTCAGCGGACTTTACTACCGCGTTCTGGATTAAAACTGCTTCTGTGCTGGCAGATGCAACTTTGCTCAGCAATCAGTCCGTGAGTGATGTGGATGGGTATTTACACATCAGAACGACTGCTGCAGGCAATCTCGTTGTTGCCGTACTTGACGGATCTGATGTTGAGCAGACAATCACCAAAGCGATTGTGGCGAATACCACATATCACGTTGTTGTCACTCATGGCGCCGGTGCATTAACTTTGTGGGTAGATGGTGTAAAAGAAACACCGTTGACAACCACTGTCAAGACAACCACCCCGACAAACGATCTGAGTATCGGCGGAAGACTCTACCCCACACCAAGCGAGTATTGCGAAGCCACAGTTTATGGGGTGAATATTTATGATTCCCTTTTAACTGATCTTCAAATTGCGGACGTTTACAGTGAGCCGAATGCACCAGCGGTCACTGATCTTGGGGCGGTTGTAGTTCCTGGCGGGGTTGTAGCCACTAATGATGATATAATTGCGATGGTCATCGCACTCGGATAGGAGCAGAAAATGGCAAACTCTTTTGATCGAATTCTTACTTCCGGGACTTCTGCAGGATCAGTTTTAGCTACTGTTCCTCTAGCGAAGAAGTGGGTTGTTATCGGGTTTATGGCTTCGAACGTTGCTGGCTATCTGATCACCATTGATGTGACGATTGCCGGAACTTCGTTGATCAAGAGTGTTCCGATTCCAGATGGTGCATCTCTCCCCCTTTTAGATGGAAAGATCGTTCTGAACGACGGGGACACCATTGATGAGGTGTGCTCCGTTGATGCCGGGGTGGATTATATCATCAGTTACATGGAAATGGACGCATAATCATGTTGAAAACGAGTGTCCTAGATGGTCCCCAATTTGATTACGTGAATCCGGGGAACCCCACCATCAGTGTGAATCCAAAGAAGCTATATGCAACTTGGCTGAACATTTCTACCGGAGAACTGTTTATCTGTCTCGACGTTGATTTCGGGAGCAATGTCTGGCGTGGGCAATTCGGTACAACTATTATGTCGCTTGTTAAAAAATCATATTATCCACAATCCGTCCTTTTGCTCCCATTACGGGATAATGTACAGGATTATAGTCCGTTATCTGGAACACTAACCAAAGTTGGGTTAGCTATTCTCAGTAATACGGAAAGCAAATACATAAATGGTAGCAGCTTATATTCTCCAGACCCTTCAAGTTATTATACCCTAACTGCCCCAGCGGACCCAGCCTATAACCTAGGCTCCGGGGATTTTACTCTTGAATTTTATGTGAAGCTAAAAACTGGCAATATCAACGAATACATAACACTTTTATCTGTTGACTCCTCATTAGGGACCACTACCATTAGATTTGGGGATAATGGTTTCAACAATCGGCTCCAAGTGGGTGTGGATTCGTCTTTAGTCGTTGATCTTTGGAATGTGCCCGCTACTATGAGCACATTTTTTGATACTTGGCGTCACATTTCATTTGTTCGTCAAAGTAATGAGTGTTCTGTTTTTATAGACGGTGTTTTACAAACTGTAGCCAACGGTATTTCATCCACGTATTCCGCTACATCCTTCACCGACTCAAGAATTGTTTCTGCTACACCATCAGGATCCATCACGATCAACACAAGTTACGGGTACATTCAAGACGTTAAGTTTTTGAACTTGGCGTATAGGACTGCTAATTTTACTCCGGAATTAATATTGGGGGTGTAGGTGTTTAGACTAGGAGCAAAAAACATATTCCACTATGTGGCCGCAGTTGATCCAACAATCGCGGATGTTCCTCTGTTCACCCCATTTATTTGGTTAAACAGCACGACTGGCACGTTGTTCAGTTGCACGGATAATAACCCGGCTTCCGTTGTTTGGAAGTATAGTGGGGGAGAGATTTCCTGATGTATCTCGGAAAACAAAATTATAGAATGGTGAACATGGCGACCCAGCTGCCTCATAATTACATCAGCACGGTCAACCCGACCGTTGATGTCAATCCACCAGTGGTCAATATGACTTGGCTGAACACGACGACCAGTGAAATATTCGTTTGCTCAGACAATACTACTGGGGCGAATATTTGGATTGGTCAGTTAGGAACACTTGTGCCGCCATCTTATAGTGACATTGTTTTGCAGGATCTTCCAGTTAACTATTGGAAACTGGATGAGGCTAGTGGCGCTTTGGTCGATGTCATGGCTGAACACACATTGTCCTGGTCTGCCGGCANACCGAGTTACGGGGAGATTGGAATACCCGGAGGGGACGGCACTGCTATTCATTTTAACGGTAGCGAATATGCAGAAAAATCCGTCACCACTTATCGCTCCTTAGATCACGCAGGGACTATAGAGGCCTGGGTGAAGTTAGGGGCCGGGGATATAGGAGGCTGCGTTTTCGTTTCAGCGACTACCGGGAGTTCCTCATATGGTGTACGGTTGGTTTTCTATTCGAATTTAATAGATTTCGGAGCAAAAACGACTTCTTGGGAAAATGGCACAGCCGCGATCGCCGCCGCCCAAGATCAATGGCACCATGTTTGTATGACCTCAGATGGTTCTACTTGGAGGTGTTATTTTGATGGAGCAGAAGTAACTTTTACCATGGAGAGCGGCAGCAATACCGGCCGCTGGTTTGCTGATGTGGGCAGTAGAAATAACCTAGCCCTTGGTGCTTGGGTCAAGAATACTGTGGTCGTCCCGTTCGAAGGGTTTGTGGATGAAGTAGCTGTGTATAACTTTGCTTTATCCTCTCAGCAGATATTGAATCACTACAATAAAGGTATAGGCGTGTAGCTTGGTCATTTAGGAACCTCGGCGCCTTAACGCCACTCCCGAAGGGCGGAGTAGAATCATGCGATATATTGGCAATACACCAGAGCAGGAAATAGTTCACACCTGGGCGGAGCGGTATGACTACGTTAAAAGTTCGTCCCCACCCGTAGATGTGAATCCATCGGTTCTTTATGTAAAGTGGCTGAATAGTAGCACGGGACAGGAGTGGGTGTGTATTGACAATACACTCGGAGCAAATGTTTGGATCCACCTCACTCCTACTCCTCGAAGTTCCCGAGGAATACTTGTTACTGGGGCGATGACAGGCACTGCATGGGAGTCAGTTGGGGTGGACTCCATTGTTTTCGGGTCGGATGTTGATCCTGTCACGAACGCTGTTGTTGTGCCAGAGGGATTTAATAGAATGTCCGTATCAACAACGGTCCAACTTGATAGCACAATAGAAACGTTTACTTTAAGTTTGAAACATTATGATTCCTTGGGAGGGGTTATAGCCGATTATGGAACAATAACTGCACCGGATCTCTCTTGGAACGTTCTTACCGCGACCGGAATAGCAACAGCTTGTGCCTTTGGGGATTACGTAAAGCCTGCGATATACAATGTTAACGGGTTTACTATTTGGAGTGGTTCTATAAACTGTCTGTTCTGGAGGGAGTAATGATTGATCAAGTAAGGCCCTTTGCCGGGTTCGATTACGTGCAGAATGGAATTCCTGCCTTCGATGTGAACCCCGGCCGGCTCGGGGCTACCTGGGTAAATTTGCTTACAGGTGAAATATTTATCTGCGTTCAGGCGAATACTGATGATAACATTTGGGTAGGTCAATTTAAAAGTTTTGCTGGTAAAGATTCTTATTGGGCTTCGGTAGCTTTACTGCTTCATTTCAATGGAACTCCGGGTAGCACTCAATTTTTGGATAGTAGTGAAAATAGGCATGTAGTAACATCTTACGGAAATGCGGTTTTAGGAAATGCTGACAGTAAATTTGGAGGAATGAGCGGCCAGTTTGACGGCTCTGGAGATTATTTAACGATTCCATCAGATCCGATATTTGAATTTGGTTCCGGAGATTTTACAATTGAGGGCTGGATAAACAGCGTGTCACCAACTGCAGCGCTTGATGATTTTATCGTGTGCAATAACTACCCTAGTTGGTACTCGTATTCTTGGGCGCTATCCCGGTCAATAGGAAACGGGGGCCGTTTATCGTTCTATGCTTATGGAGTAGGACTGGAGGATTCAAGTTCTCTTCCTGCCGGATGGTCCCACGTCGCAGTCACTAGAGAAGGGTCAAACTTTAAGTTGTTTAAGAATGGAGTTATTGTGGCAACCGCGACTTCTTCAGCGTCCATTACTGACGGGACTACTAACGGAATTGTAGTAGGGACTTCTTTAGATGGGACTGGGGTTAGTTTTAATGGAAACATGGACGACTTAAGGATTACCAAAGGAGTTGCCCGTTACACTGCCAATTTTGCAGTTCCCACTGAGACTTTTGCTAGTCCAGATTTGTACATTCCCAATTGGTGATTTTTAGGGGAAATTATGATTAAATCTTTTGGAACACCCCACGAGAAAGTAAACCCACCCTATGCTCCGTACATGTGGCTAGATATGACCACCGGAGAGATATACGTTTGTGCCGATAACACCAGAGATGCAAACATTTGGGTCGGTCAGAGTGATAGTTCCGTACTAGGTCCGATTCCAACTGCAGGGCTCATTTATAAACAGGGTGTTTTTTCTGGGGGAGTAGCACCAGATCTTTCAGGAAACGGGAACGATTTTGCTATTACCGGTGGTTCCGCCTCCACCTATCTTGGAATGCCCGGTGTTTATTTAGACAGCAACGGAAATACTGTCGGAGCAGGGAATGTAACCCTAACTGACTTTTCAGTTTCATTTTGGTACAAAGCCAACACGGATCAAACTTTATACCGGTGGTTTTCTATTGGGACTTGGAATATTTCCGGGTCTTTTATCTTATACAATGATACCGGAAGCAGCGGTATAGTCGGTGGTTGTGCGCTACCAAGTGATAATAACCAGATATCCGTCGGAGTTGTTAATCCATTTCGAAATACTGCTTTAGACCATGTTGTGTACACCCGCTCTGGCTCTGCAACTTCGATTTATCTTAATGGTGCGCTGAAGAATAGTACCAATGGAATTATATCCGGGACACAGACTGTTGGTGGAGTTATGACAATTGGTGCTGCCGCTAGTTCTGCCAAAGGATGGCTTGCAGGTCTT